CTTGTGCGTCAGCCTTAGAAGATGCGCCCCAAGCCTTCAGGCTTAACAGTAACCGAGTGGGTTCACCGTCTTTATATTCAGGGCCAGGATTGCCACCCATGCGAGCTAGAAACGATGCTCTGCGAGGATTGTCGCCAGTCTTGACTGGAGGCTTAAGATTCATGCCCTGAGCCTTGGCTGCAGCCCTACCCTTGGCGTTCAAGCCGCCCTTTGGGTTCTGTCCTTCTTTGCGAGCATAGGCTGGAGTTTTCATCTAAAGCCCTTGATCTTTTCAGCAACTTTTTTAGGCTGTTTGGCAAACTGCTTACCAGCCTTTGTAGCCTCACGCTTTGCTCGAGTAGTTGCTGCATACTCAGCAGCAGTTAGGGCTTTGATAGCCTTTGCAGGCAGATAGCGCTCGCCAGTTTCAGACGATGGCTTGCCTGACTTAGTGCGCCAATCTTGCGAACCCCAGTCCTTCAGGCTTTTTTGTGGGGCTTTCATTTATAACCTCCACCCTTTTTCTTGTACTCCACCGCTAACAGTTGAGCTTTTCGGGCTGACCATTCATTTGGGTCACCGCCCTTTGTCCCTGCCTTGATTTTCTCAAACAAGGCTTTTCGCATGGTTGGCTTCGTGTAGTTGCCAGCCGCATTGACCGAGGACTTGGGCTTGGTTGCCATTACGCGACTGCCGCACCACGGAATCCAATAACCCACCAGTCCGTACCAGCAAACTGGAGAGTCACCGAATCACCAATGGCATTAAATGTGATTGTGGTTGCGCTGCCAAGGTTGGTCGGGGTCAAAACACCAGTATCGCCGCCAGCGGCTTCTGCAACATAAATAATTGTCTTGAGTTGGCCTTGTGCGCCATCTGCAAGCGTCAATGCGTTGCCAGTAGCAGTCGAAGTAAATGCAGTGGCAAGACTTGTGATATTTACTGCGCCAGGGCCACTTAAAGCCTGCACTGCACCTGATGCACCAGTGCCACCATTTGCAACTGGTAACGCACCAGTTACACCAGTCGTAAGCGGTAAGCCAGTGCATGAAGTGAGCACTCCAGAGGTCGGCGTACCAAGAATTGGCGTCACCAATGTCGGCGTGTTGGCAAATACATTTGCGCCCGTGCCTGTCTCATCTGTGAGTGCTGACGCCAAGTTTGCGCTTGACGGGGTTGCCAAAAAGGTCGCTACGTTTGCAGCCAAGCCTGAAACACCAGTTGTAATCGGCAAGCCCGTGCAATTGGTCAATGTCCCAGAAGTCGGCACACCAAGAATCGGAGTTGTTAAGGTTGGGCTGGTTGCAAATACCAACAAGCCTGTGCCGGTCTCATCGGTCATTGCCGCCCGTAGGTTGGCACTGGATGGCACAGCCAAGAAAGCCTGCACATTTGCGCCATAAACTGCATCAGCATTGATCTGATACCAAGAGTTTGTAGGCTGATAGAAGCGAATTGCAGTTGCTGTTCCAGCCCCTAAAAACGTTACACCGCCATAAATTGCTGTCGCGCCATTCAGCGCAATCGTTAGTGAGGTAATCTCTTGCGTGGTAGTAATCAGAATTGAAGTGCCATCAGGCACACCCGTATTCAAAGGGAGGGTGATAGTGCCAGTTGCCAGCGTTCCAGCAGGCTGCAGCAGCATCCATTGGTCATTGCTGACAGGGGTTGGCACTGTGATGTTGAAACCAGAGCCAGGCACATAAAGATTCACCGACAGCGTTGGCGAGGCAAAAGTCTGCTGGAAAAACGTCAGCAAAGAACCAATCGAGGTGCGTCTTGCATCCCCGTTGTTTGGTGAGTAAACCGGAAGCTGGTCTCCGCTTGAAATCGTGTTCAGGACTGGCAGTTGATTGATCGTTGGCATGATTGTCCTTAGTAGTATTCAATAGGCCCATCAGGGCCAGCAGTGACTGGGTTGGCTGGTGGTCTGACATACGGATTATCGTAGACCCGCCAAGGCTTGTTGCCAGCACCAGCAGGCATTGTCGCAGGCAGTTGCTGTTCTAGCGGGAATGTGGCTCTTTGCAGCAGGATGTTATAACCCTGCTTGGCAGTGGTCTTAGTTTCGATCATCACTTGCTTGCCGTAGCTTGGAGCAAGCCGGATGCCTAGACTGCAAATGATGGCCTCATAAGCCGAATCAGGCACATTGGTTTCTTCATCAAGATCGCTATCCTGTGGGCTGGATGGCAAAGGGTACGCAAGGCGTATGCCCTTGGCGTTCCAGTCAGCCATCATTGCATCTAACCGGCGCAGGGCTGATTGCAGTTGCTCAGGAGCAAGGTCAAATACATAAGAGGCAAGCCCGATTTCTTCAAAGGCTGCGCTTATGAATTGTCGTTTTGTGTAGCCCATTCCAGCTCCTCGATGTGTTTGAGCAGTGTCGCATCTGACCAGCGTTTGTCAACCTTCAGCCCAATCGCTTCAGCCTGTTGCAGCATTTCCTCGCGTGTCGGTGGGGTGTCCTCAACTTCAGGAATCTCAACAACTTCAAACGTCTTAATCGCGTCAACGACTTCAGGCACTTCAACAACCCGCCTACCCATTGGCGATGGGCGCACTTGCTTGGTTGCTTTGCGCTCTATTGCTTGCGCCTTTTTCAGCTTGCGCTTTTGCAGCCGCAACTCTTTCCACGGGGCAAGAGCCTTGGTCTTAATAATTGCGGCTGACTTAATCATTTCATCTTTTTCATTGGTGCTTTGCTTGGCTTGCCAGCAGCTTTTGCCGACTTGCTTGCCATGCCTAGAGCCATTGCAACGGCTTGCTTTTGGGGCTTGCCTGATTTCATTTCCATCGAAATATTCTTTCCAATGGTCTTGTCTGAGTAACCTTTTTTCATTGGCATTTTGTTCTCCATGTAAAACAGGCCAACATCTCTGCTGGCCTGTCTTGGTTTAACCACCGATACGATAGACGATAAAGGTATCAGCCGCAGTCTTACGGCAACGGAATCGTGCAGATGCACCAGTCGTAGCCGCAGTTGCAGCAGCACCCACGATGGTCACACCAGTATTGACCGTGATGGTCAAAGCGAATGCAGCCAAAGTGATGACGCTGAAGTCAAACGAATCACCGATAGCCCACTCAGTCGCCAAGTCAAGATTTGCACCTGTTGGCAGTTGAATGTCGCGTGATGCGGTTGGGGTTGCCGTAATGATGCCAGTCAGCACATTTGCTGCTGTGGCAATCATTGATGCGCCATCTGCTATGTTGGCTGGCGCACCCTGAGGTTGCCAGTTGCCATTGTTGCTGATGTCAGGTGCTACACCCACGGAGTAGTACGCACCCGATGCACCAGCAGCGATAGTCACGCTGGTGGCATTGGTGAATGCGGCCGACACATAGGTGGTGTTTTCGACTACTTGCAACAAGTCCTGTGATTCTGGAAAATTGGGATAACCAACTTCTTGAAACACACTTGCTGGTGAGTAGGCTTGAACGGCGATTTTCTCGCCTGCTGGCACGGTAACGGTAGCTGTGCCTTGTGCAAAAATAACTTGATAAGTCATGATGACTCCTTAAGGTGTTTGATTGAACAACAGGATGCCGGACATCTCTGGCTGCTTATTGACAACGCCAAACAAGGTATCGAGACGATACTTAGTCTTCATGGTGTTGACATCGTATTGCTTCTGCATGACCAGCTCGATGCCCTGATCGGTAGAGGCACGCATTACTGCGACACCAGCATCAGACGGGACAGCGTAACGACCTGGCAGAATCTCCAGAGCGTCTTTTTGCCAGAAGCAGTTGATAGGCGCAGCATCAGCATTCAGGCGGTTGATAGTACGGCCAGAAGCGGCAGTCACGATACAGTTTTGATACTGCAACTCGGCATCAGTTCCACCTTGTGCGGAAATGATTGGAGGTGTGATAACGCAAGTGGTTGCATTGGTCACGCTCACCACACGGAAGGTCTTGGAAAATCCAGTGCCTTGCTTGGTGATGTGATGCACGGCCTCAACGCCTTCGATCTCGATGGGTGTGCCTGCTGGCAAGTCGGTGGTGCTAGACACGGTAATCGTTTGGAAACGATTGTCCACGTTGGCAGTTTCACCAGTGACAGCAGTTGAAGTTGCAACAGGAACGTAGTAGTTCAGAGCTGCAGCCAAAGTGCTCATCGTTGGGTCAGAGCCAGTTGCCGCTGCAATACGGTTCGCGTAGTCCAGTTTGTAGGTCTCAAAACCGGCAACCATACCAACATAAGAACGCTCGAAAGCGGTGTTCGACTTGTTGCCAGCGAAGCTACGCGACACAGAAGCGCCACCGCCACCACCAGCGATATTGCCAGCGATGCCGTTGTAATCGCGTGAGGACAGGGCCAAGTAACGGTCAAAGGCTTGTACGCCCTGCTCGTTCATGATGCTGTCGCACAGGGCCACATCGTCATAATCACCAGCAGCAGTGCTAACAGTGACCACCAGCGAACCGAGGTTTGCAGCAGTGTTCATGATGGCAATGTTGATGTCGGAAGCCAGCTTCTGCTTTGCAGCATCACCGAGGCGACCTTCTTGCAGGGCATCACGCAACTCCAGTGCATCCAGAATGAACGGCACAGACTTTTGAAAGCCAAGTGTTGCCGGTACTGAAAGCTGGGTGTATGCGCCAAAGTTACCTGTTTGATCCATGCCATCATACGACTGTGCGATGTAAGGCTGTGGACGATAGATGACGTTGTTTGTGCGTTCCATCATCGAACCATCTGTGTTGTAGATGGAAACATTGCGGGACAAAACTAGAGCATCGTTAAAGCCTTCGAGGATGTCCTCAAACGCAACGCGCTCTTCCTTACTGAATGAATTGCTCATAATAAGCTCCTAATAGATTATTTGGATGCTGATCGCTTTTGCGCCTTGTACTGGATGACCTTCGTCATGTTTCCAGTACGAGCTGCATCTTCTCTCAGCCGTTCAAGTGTTGAGTCCACCGCACCTGCTGATCGTCCAGTTCCTGTAACGATTCGCTCTGGTGCGGGTGCTTGCCTGCGATTTGTAACTTTCAAGTCTTTCTCCAGTTTTGCTACCGCAAAGGCAAACTTTACGGGGTCTTTGATTTCAGCCAACTCTTTAGCTTTTGCAGGGTTCTTACCGAGTGCGTAAACAACGAGTGCAGGATTATCTGCACCTTGCAGCAAAACACCTTGCTGGGTGATAGAAAAAACTTGTTGAGCAACTTCTTCAGCATCTTCAAAGTCCTTCACTCTTAGCTCGGCTTTCGCCTTGCCATAACCATCCAACTTGGCTTGCCATGCTTTCTGCTGATTCATAACTTCAGCTTCTTGCTTGGCGTTGACATCATCGGCTTGACGCTTTCGGTCAAACCAGTCTGTCAATGCTTCCTCGTACTTGTCAGCGTCATAGTCGTGATCTTCCAGCTTTGGCTTATTTCCTATCACCACTGGTTTGGTCTCAGGTGGTGAGGCTTGTAGCCTGCCTTGCAATTCACGATTCTGCCGCTGCAGTTCTCGGTTCGTCTTACGCAACTCTTTTACCCATTCAGGCGCAGGAGTGTGCTCATCGGGAGGTGGCGCTTCCTCACCAATACTGACAACAACTTCCTCGGTATCTTCAGTTTCTTCGTCATCAACGATTTCGCTGACTTCGATTTCTTCCTCGTCTACTTCAATTTCATTGTTCTCAATTACTGCCTTTTGATTCATCTTAGACCCCATTCAACTCACCCACTTTGAACGGCTGGGTGGTTGCCGTTTGTTTGATTCTCGCTTGTTTTTTACTGATTCGCAACAGGTTGCACAATCTGCCCCTGCAATATCTCTTGTACGGCTTGGGCGTTTGTCATAGCCATTTCCTGTGATGTTTGGTCAACTTTACCCAAAGTTTCCAGCGTTTGGGCACGTTTCAATTCTGCACTAGCAACCGTTTCCACAGTATCGGCTCTTGCTTTGGCTGCTTTTGCCGTTTCATTTTCAGCCGCCGCTTGCAGATACATTGAATTTGGGTCTTGCGGCTGGCCTTGCATTTCTTCCATCAGGGTTTGCGCTTCATCATCTGTGGGCTTAACAACACCCATTCGCAATAACTTCTTACGAAAATAAGCATTTGCATCCTGTATGCCTTCGCCTTCCATGTTCATCATCGCCATTGCTGTCAGCACTTGGGCGGTTTCAGGGTCTTGGGTAATCTGAAGCATCCCAGTCAAAGCCCTTACCGTAGCTGCACGCTTGCTGCTACTGGATGGCCCGACTTGTGAAACAACATCAAAAGTGGCATCACTCAAGTCGTTTGCCATCATCATGCTGCCCGTCTCTGGGTCAATCATTGGCTGCATCAACTCGACCATGCCAGCCTCACCAGTGGGCGCAATGGTTTTCATCTTGCGCTTATCTTCGGTGTAGATTTCCTTTGCCATACTCAACCATATCTCGCCGCATCGCTTCATGCCCTTGGCAAAGTTGCTCATGTAAATGAAGGTCTGCATATCTACGCGGGTTTGAATCAACTCCACCGCTTTGCCTGATACGCCCGAAACCATCTTGTCTGCGCCTTGCGGGTTGCCAAGAATGTCTTGCATATCCTGTTCGGTAATTTGCAAAAGTGCCGCCATTGCTGGAGGGATTTGCGCCGACCTTGTATAAGCAACAGGCCCACTAATTTGCGTGCCGCCATCAGCACCAGTCACAGGGTTAATCAAAAGATAAGGGTAATCCCGCAAGTTATCTTCAGCCCACATCACTTGATGCCCTGCAACTTGCTCGGGTGTCATGATTGGCTTTTCGATACTTGACAATGCGCTGATCTCGCCCAGCTTTGAAAGTTGCATATTCTTCAGGCGCTGTGCATCTTTGGCAAGTCTGACTGCACCCATGCAACGCTCGATATTGTCCACAAACCAGCGTTTGCCGTACACCACCACAATCGGGATGCACTTGCCTGCAATGTATCCAGCATCTTCTAAAACCTTGCCTCCCGACATAATGTATTTGCGAACACGCATCCGCTTAACACGCTTTTGGCGAACCTCGCGAGTGCCGACAGCCATCAGGGTTTCTTCTAGCGTCTCATCGTTTGCAAAATCGGTAGCGGTGTAACGTTCCTCAGTCCCGTCAATCGCTTGGAATATGCGAATTAACTCGCTTTTTTCCTCAAGTTTGTAGTATTCAGCCACAAACACAACATCAGGAGTTGCCCAGTCAAATTCGTACTGGTGAATAATCTTAGGCCAGTCTGTCGGGTCATCGTTGTAGACTTCTTTGTAGCTTTCTCGAGTCATACTAGTGACCACAAAGCAATACTTAGCGTCTGACTTGTCTTGCCGCTTGGCGTTTAGGTCAAAGAATACCGAACTGTCGGCATCGTAGATTGGTTCAAAGCGAATGCGCTGGCGGTCATCCTCGTCATCTTCTTCGTCTTCGTAAACTGTCCGTAATCTCCATGCACCAATGCCACCGCCTACAGCTTCCTCAAATGCGTTGTCGTAAGCCTCATCAGCCACGGATGCTTGCTCATCAGCCCTATATAAGCCATCGCACACTTCAGCCAGCTTGTCATTCTCTGTGCCATCTTTGCTTACATAGTCAACAGTAATGCGGTTGTTTCGGTATTCGTTGACAATACGAATGACAGCCAACATGATTTTGTTAACTTCGAATCTTGGTTTGTTTTCGTACTGGTCGTAGAGTGGTCCTTCCCACTGCGCACCACAAAGCGAATAAAATCTACGGTCTTGCAAGCATTGCAGGCGCTCATCCCGCAAAGCGGTTTGTATGTCATTGAACTGCCGTAGTGCTTCAGCGTGCAGATTCGCAAGGCGTTGGTCGTTGGGTATTCGTGCCATATTTGTCCTTTGAAGCGATTATCTACCAGCGTTTGACATTGGGCAATGGCGTAAATGTAGCTGATTTTGTGACCGCTGACCGCCTGATGCCTTCACACGCATACCGCAAGGCATCAATAACATGGTTCTTTTTGTCCTCAAGCTGGGGCAGGATTCGCCCCGTCAATGGGTCTGATTTATAACTGTAAAGACTTAATTCGTCAATGGTGTGAACACAGCGCGGGTGAACCACAATGTCGTAGTTTTTCAAAAACTCTATGCCTTCCTCAACCGACTTTGGTCCTTTGACCGCGGTCATTATCTTAGGAAACCCATTGCGCTTCATGTGGCTGATGGTCTCAGGTCGGGCTGAGTCAGCAACGATAGGCCATTTCTCAGCCTCTGGCACTTGCATGAATAGTTCAGGAGTATTGACGATCTCGCAACCCACCATGTAAGCCTCGTAATCAATGTACAGGGTTCGCCCAATAATGTGGCAGCGCACCAACACAGTGGGGTCAACCGAGAACCCCCAGTCTGCGCCAAGTCGGTGGATGGCTTCGTCTGGTGCTTCAAACTCGTCAATCTTCCAATTTCTGAATACTCTGCTGCTGCTATTGCGTAAGTATTGACCCATCCAAACGTGCTGATACTTGTCAGGGTCTCGCCGCTTGTCGTACTCCATTTCGTCCTTCAGGACTTGAGGAAACCAAGGGTTTTCACTAAAGTTGACTTTAATTACTGTGGCATCTGCTGGAGGTTCAGGTCCACGCAAAAGAAAATCTACTGGGTCGCTGTTCTGCCTTGGGTTCCAAGTAAACCACAACTCGCTGTTGGGTTTGCGGATTGTTGGCCTCAATAGATCAAGACTGGTTTGGCTTAAAGACTGTGCTTCCTCAACCCAAGCGCAGTCGTACCCTTCCAGCGATTTAATACTGTCGGCGGTGTGGTTTTGCATACCTTGGAAAATAATCGCACCATCGCCCTTTTTGGACTTGATGACCGAATCCTGTACCGCAAAGTAAGCGCCAGCATTCATCGCCTCAATCTTGGTCTCCAGCAGCCGCTTGACGGATTGATTAAGGGATTTCTGTATTTCTCGGACACAAACGCTTCTGCGCTTTTGGTCAAGTATGTGGCCTTCAATCATCATTTCGGCAAAGGTGTGCGACTTGCCACTTCCTCGACCACCCCATGCGCCCTTATACCGACTGGGTTCCAGCAGGGGCAATGCCCACTCAGGGGTTTGGATTTGCAGGGTTTTACCCATTTTTGACAATCACACGCTCAATTTTTTGTAACAATGGATTCTCTGGATCACTCGACAGCTCTAACTTGTCACCCCATTTTTTAGGGGCTAACTTTGATAAAAGCCATTTTCTAGTGTCCACCTGTAATCTTTGTTTTTGCACTGCACCAGAATCAGTTGCCCCACTGTCTGTACTTCCAACAGGACTGTCAGCAATTCTTAAGGTCTCAGCAGCGATGTGTTCGATTAAGTCTTCCCTTGCGCGCGCGTACTCTGCCGCCATTTTAATGTCATCATTAAGCCAATGGTTGAATGTGCTTTGAGGCAATCCGATTTGTTTGCAGGCTTGATGGGCGCTTAAACCGTTCCGCATTCCTGCAAAGA